CTGTCCACCCTGATTCAGCTTGTGCTGCTGCTGTAGCTTCTCTACTTGCTTCAGCTTGAGCTTGCATTGCTTCATGCCAAGCTTTTGGATCGTCTGGGCTTACAGAGTTAACAAGGTTAGTTGCGTCTACCCATTTATTAAGAGAAGAACTTTTCCATTCTTCATTGCTAAGCCCTTCAGGTTTAGTATATTGTTTAGCTTCAGCTTCTTCACCAAAACCAAGGAAGTTCTTAATGCTATCTACTAAGCCAAGACTTTCTGTTTTCTCTTCGTATGAAGTCTTCCACTTATCTTTATCTTCTAGAAGCTCTTTCTGTGCTTTTAGTTTTTCTATTAGATCAGTATCATCTGTTCCTTCTATTGCAGCATTGATACCTTTTAGTAGATTATTCTTTTCATACTTCTTAATACCATAGCTAGCAGCTAAACCAGGAAGACCTAATACTGCTGAAGCACCTGCCTGAAGTAAAGGCTGAGAAGAGTAGTATGTATTTACTGCACCTTCTACAGACTGTGGATCAGTAAAGTCTATTTCTTTATCAGGCTGTTGTTCTGCAATACGATCTCTAGCACGTTGTGCTGAAGCAGCATCAAAGCCATCATCTTGTGAAACTTGTGGCGCAGCTTGTTCTGTAGTAGTAGGTGCTTCACCTTCTGTGTAACCTGGTGGGATCATACCCATAGGTTCACCATTAAAGAATGGGATAGTGATAGTCATACCTGCATCGTTAGTAAAAGTACGATACTCTAGGCCACCCTGAAAGTCTGGACCTGCCATGCCGAACTGTGTTAAGTCAGGCTGCTTGATATACGCTGGATAGTTTAGACCACCTGCTTGGAAGCCCATAAGACCACCTTTAGCAGCGCCTACCGTTTGTTCTTCTTGTGGGGCTTGAGCCATGATAACCATAAGGTCTTCATCAGAAATGCCAACGTCACCTGTTTCTTCTTCGATAGGCTCACCGCCAATACGACCATTAGCTTCCATTTCAGCCAAGCCCATCTTAGCTTGTGCACGTAAGTCCTCAAAGAACTTGACACCATAGAAACGTAGAACATCAGCAGGGACAACATACTCACCCTCACTTAACATTGCAGGAATATCATCACGTACTTCTTCTGGCAGAGAACCTGGTGGTACTTCGTTGCCTGACACAGGGTCTATATCTGTACGGCTAGACTTAAATACAGCCTCTGTCTGTTGATCTTCATTTAACGCCATTTACTTTATCCCTCAAGTATTTAAGTCTACGCAGTGCACGAATACCGCCTTGCGTTTGATGTATCTCTACAACGTGTTCTGATTGCTCTAGACGTTTATGTAGTTCTGCAATCTCAGCGTCTAGCTCTTCACAGAATGCATCCCATTCGCCTTTATTATTTACGAAAGTCTTAAGCGACATTACCAGAGAAACCTTCCTCACCTGGTGCTGGTGCTACTCCTGTACCGATAGTACCGCCACCTGCGCCTGTCTGATCTTGTGCTACTGCACCTGCAGGTAGTGCTGCACCTTCTTGTCCTACTGGCGCTGGGCCACCTGCAGCTTCAGGGGGTGGTGGAGCAGGTTGTTGGAACCCTTTGAGAATCTCAGCTTGGATAGCTGCATCCTGCATAGAGTTAGTCACTTTGTTAGGATCAAGGTCCATGCTCTTAGCGATCTCACGAATGATGTAGTCCATCTTAGCAAACGGTGCTAGGGCAGGGTTCTGTACGACACCCAAGAACTGCATTAGGCGCTGGGAGCGTACTTCATTAGCCATCAAGCTTTCTGTACCGTTAGCTGTAACTTCTAGGTCACCCTTGATGTCTTCATCATAGTCGAACTGCATGTTAAATGCGAAGAACGCACGTCCGATAGGTGCTAACAGGTAGTCATCTACATTCTTTACTACAGACCGAATAGAGCCATTAGCTGCAGACATAAGCATAGAAATGCCACTAGCGGTACGACCCACTCCTGATACTCCTGTTTGCCCGTGGGCGAAGCTTGGGAATCCAGTACTCTCGTCAGCCAAGACACGGGCTTTGTCAAAGAGTTGCATATTCTCTGCAGCCACATTGGGGAACTTAGTACCAAAGATAGCTTGACCTGGTGCACCGCCTTGTCTACGGAACACCTTGCCTGGATACACGGATAAGTCTTGTCCTGGTACGAGGTTTGTTTCATCTATCTCAATCAGTAGGTTACCAGATAATACAGCATTGTCAACAGCCATTCGCATGAAGCCATTCATCAATGTTTGTGTATCATCCATATTCTCTGCAATACCTACACCAAAGAAGCTATATGGGTTGTGCTCATATGGTACAGCGTAATAAGGAATACGTGATGGTTTAAATGGGTTTAGTACACAACGGATTACTTCACCGTTACAAATCCAGATGTTAGCATTTACTTCAGCTAAGTTACGTAGTGCACGAGGTATCTCAATACCGTTCTCTTCTAGGATGTCTGTATCTACAAAACCCCAGAACTCTAGTACTTCCCAGCGCTCAGTATCAGAGGGTTGACTATCATCGTCTTCCATCTTCATTTCCCAGTGCTTACGCACATAGTCTGGACCCTTGTCGATAGCTAGTTGGATAGATTCATCCATAAAGTAAGGACGACCACGTAATGCACGTAGCTGATTGCGTGACATCTTGTGACGCTCTACTACATACTCTGCATCATCCATGCTTGTTGACTCAGGGTCAGGATAGAAGTTCCACACAGATACGTGGTTAGTAGATGGTACAGTCTTGATTAGTGGATCGTACTCACCTTCTTCATCCCAGTTAGGATACTCTTTATCTACAGCAAATGGGCCTTTCATAACACCTGTGCCTAGTAGTGCCATCTCGAAAGCCATACTACGTAGATGCTTAGATGCACCTGATTCGTTTAGCTGATCGTGAATCTTCTTTTCCATCTTCTTAGCTGCTACCATAGCAGGATGGAATGTCACACTAGTAGGTGTAGTACCGTCACCCTCAATGATCTTATCGCTTACAGGTGCTAGCTTGTTCTGCATACCACCTAAACGTTTCATTAGTGTAGTGCGTGTCTCACCTGGTTCTAGCTTAGTGTCAGGACCAATCAGGTAAGGCTTAGTAGGCTCTGTGCCAAACGCTTCTGATAGTGCACCCTGCGCTGGGCCAGCATTAGGATCAACATTGATGTGTACTGATTCTGCTACACCATCTGGCAGAACTGATGGCTCAACAGATAAGGGGAACTTATTGTTACCGAATAGTACGTCAACGATCTGACCATACGCTGCTAGAGTTTTAGTCTTAGTAACTTTAACAAATACCTTAGACTTTTCTGTAGAAGTAAACTGAACTTCTGGTCCGTAGATACCACGATAGTTACGATATGAGCGTAGCCAACGTTCTTCATCATTAAGTCGTGAATCTTCAGAACGCTTAAAGCGCTGGGTAACAAAGCTAACGATACTGTTTAAACTGCCAAACAAACTATCTTCGCTTGATTCGGCTGCTACTACTTCATCTGTCTCGAAGGAAAGATCGTCTATTTCTGCCATTTACTTAGTATCCAAAAGTTGAGTCTGACATCTGAAAGCCAGAGTTTTGTTTTGCTGGGTTATAATCCCAGATAGAACTACGGGGTCTAGTCATTATACCATACCGTAGTGCGTCATACAAGTGATCTTCAGCATTTGTATCAACGTCTTCAGGGTTCTTCTTATCTAGCGGTATGCTAGGTAGCTGAGCTATTGTGTTGGTGCAGGTGGAGAAGAACACCAATCTAGGTTGCTCAGTGAACTCGTCCACCTGCAAACGGCGGTGAATCTCGTTCTTACCTGCTACCCTTGAGCCACGAGAGCGATCAGAAGGTCTCCAACGACAACCCTTCATGTTCATCTGCTCTGCTAGTGACGGGCCAGTATCACCTCTTTTGTGCCAGAGGGACGAGTCTAACACGCCGTACCTGATAGTTCCATCTTCTGATTCCGCTTCGAGAATCATATCTGCTAAATCTGTAGCTGTAACCTTAGAACAATAAAGCTCTCTGTAGACAACCAACTGTTCAGACGGTGAGACAGCGAACCAGAGTACTCCTGTGTAGGAGCCGTAACCATAGTCGCAAGCTCTAAACTTAGGCCATCCATCAGGTATGTCGATAGGTTCCACAACGTGTATGCTTCTATTAAATTCAGGGAACGCTGCTCCTTCGTTAATATCCCAGTTACCTTCTAGCAACTGCTTACGCTGATGCTCTGGTAATGATAGAAGCATTGCTTCGTAGTCACCAGTGTCTGCTAGATAAGGGTTGTCAAACAGACTAGCAGGAATGAACCTGCGCTTAAATAGTGGATCACCTTCACGACTATGCCCTTTAGGGAATGTGATAGTGTCACCTGTCTCAATGTTCGTAGCCCAGAAAGCCTGACCTGCAGGGGCTGGATCAATAAACATCTTCTTAACCCATTGATGCCCAGCACCGCCAGGGTTTGTAGTACCACGCATATACAATCCTAAGTTGCTACTATGTGCACTACGTAGACGTGACCTCATGTAATCCCAAGCATATGGGGTAGGCCACTGTGTTAGTTCGTCGAACCCGATCCAGTTAAACGCTTGACCTTGGTAACGAGTAACGTCCATGTCTTTGTCAAGGTACGACATCCAAAGTCTACCGCCCCTAGGACTAATCCACTGACTTTTTCTTTCAGACCACTTAATACCTGGAACGGCTTTAGGATATAGCTCTTGGCTTTTCTGAATAAGTTCACGTAGTTCCTCCGTAGTATGTCGGACTAGTAGACCACTGAAGTTAGGGTCATTTAAACCGTGAAGTGGGTCAGCCAGCATCGCATAAGATTTGCCACCACCAGCCGCCCCACCATACAATACTTCCCTTTCAGATGCGCTTAGGAAGCTTGTCTGTGGTCCTGGGTTAGGTTTAAACACTACTTCTTGAGCAATGTCAACATCAAACTCAGGAGCTTTTACTTCTGCAGGTTTTACAATTATAGGATCAGGACCGCTAGTCGTCTGGGGGGATGATGCGGTAGGCTCCGATGTTTTCTTCTTCGAGCCTCTTGATTTCCTGTAGCGTTTCTTCGAGCCGCTTGGCAAGCTTGCGCTTAATTGTAGCTGCTTTCTTACGTCTTCGCTCAATGTCTACCCTTTTCTTTAAACCCATATGTGAGATGTATCTACCAGTTTGTCGGT